CTTGTCCTTGCTGAGCTAAACCGAACTGAGCTTGGTTCAAACCATAGTCTTGCGCTTGGCCCTGCTGTGCTAAACCGAAGTTCTGCTGAGCTAAACCGAAGTTCTGAGCTTGCTGCTGTGCTGCCATCTGCTGTTGAGCCATTGACTGCTCAAGTGAAGCACCTTGCATACCAGCTTGAAGCATACCTTGACCAGCACCCATCATGTTACCGAACTGCTGCTGTTGTGCGTTCTGGTTAGCTCCGAACTGATTCAAGTCCATACCTGCACGTTGCATTCCTTCACCAAAGGCATCCTGAGATGACTGTGCGGCTAGTTGCGCCATTGCTTGTGACTGAGCTTGATTCATTCCAAAGGCATCTGGTTGTACCATGCCTGCACCAGCACCTACTCCTTCACCTGACAAACGTAGACCTAAGCGACCTGAGCCAAACATACTTTCCTGAGCTTGTGCACGTTGCTGTGCAAACTGAGGTTCCAGTAGAGCACTACGTTGTGTCATCAACTCTTGAGCACGATCATTGGTGTTGAAGCTTGTGTCTAACTGGTCAGGAGCGTTCTGTGACTGTGCACCTGCTGCGCCTAGTAGACCTGTACCTTCACCAACTAAGCTGCTAAGGCCTGAGTAAGGTTCAGCTAGAGAGGTAGTCATACCGTCTGCATCAGAGGTTGAAGTACCAGTGCCTGAACGGAAGGTCACAGGTTTGAATGTACCAGAATTAGGGTTGCCTGTAGGGATCGCCGCGCCTTGAGGGGTTGCTACTGCATCACCTTGGCTTGCTGCAAATAAGGAAGGTACATCTACAGGAGAAGACGTAGGAGCCTCAGGAGCATAAGCCTGTGGTGCCCAAGATGGTGCTCCTGTCTCTCCACCGCGTGTAGGTGCCCATGCTGGCGCTTCACCGCCTACAGGCATTGGTTGTGGTGCCCAAGATGGAGGCTCTACAGGTAAAGGTGTACTAGGTACTCCCACGTTGCCGCCTAGGACTGGATTAGGCGCTAACATACCACCGCCACCTTGCTGTGCTGCTACGCTCTCAGGGCCCATACTACGAGCCATTGGAGGGAGACCTGCTGCCTGACGTTGTACATCATTCATAGCGTGAGGTAATTGGTTAGCCATTTGATATGACCTAGCTGCCTGCACACGCTGCTGTGGAGACATATTAGCTATCTCTATAGGGGTGTGTGCGTCATAACGTGCTTTAGCTGCATCATTCATGCCGTACTTCGTTTGATCCCAGAAGGAAGTACCTATACTTTTAGCGGCAGCGGCTACAGGGTTTGCAGCAGCACTTAACCAACCTAACTTGGAGTCAGGTGCTTTAGGTGTAAAATTCTGTGTGTCTATCTTATTCTGAACGCTGACCTGCTTTCTTGTTTGACTCTTAGCGCCTGCTGTAGGCCCTTTAAGACCTGAGAACTTCTTGGCGTCTTTCACTGTTCCATTAGGTGGTGGCATTATGCTGTCCTCTTTGCTGCTGGAAGGAATGTAATTGTATATGACATATATTATATCTCTGTTGGAACCTAAGGTGCCTAAGTATACTTAAGACACTTTAGTATGTTCTTTAATAATTCATAAAGTAATTTCCTTTGTTCTTAGGTATATTATACCAGAACTAGGGAGGGGTGTCAAGCTCTTTCGACAATTACTTTAAGATATTGTAAAGTTACTAGGGTTGTGGTAGGTAACGCCTGATGCGCCTCCTGCTCCTCTTGACGATTCGATGACATGACCGCCGCCACTATGGGCACCTACTACAGCGCCACCTAATGAGCCTGCCGCACCTACAGTGCCGCCTGCACCACCCGTACCTCCGCCTGTAGTGCCATCAAAGCCACCTCCGCCTCCTGAACCTTGGGAAGTCAAAGTAGCTGTAGCTCCATTAGAACCAGAGTGTGTCGTGGAGCCTCCATTGCCTCCAGAGCCATAAGGACGACCTCCGCCACCTCCGCCACCACCTGAGTAAGCAGTACCTACGTGCACAGCACCAGCAGCACCACCGCCACCTCCGCCTCCTCCAGCTAAAGTACCATTATTGATCATAGTTATGTTAGATTCAACGTGGACTGCTATACCGCCTGAAGTACCATTAGTGGCATTAGCTATTGCGTTGTAAGAGTAACCGAAACCACCGTTACCTCCGTTGCCTCCTCGACCTAAGATAACACCATTGTTTTCTATGGTCAACTTAGCCACATGACTTGTGCCTGTCTTTAAAGCGTAAGTGCTTGTGGATGAAGCAACCAGTGAAGCACCCGAAGGGATGACAACACGAACATCGTGATACCTATCCAGACCAAGTGCATCTAAGTCAACGCTTGTGTGCACTCCATTCGCAAAGGTATATACCGATTCATATTCATATGTCTGCTGCCAAGTACTTCCTACCTTGCCGTATGCTTTCTTAACTTTAGTCCATGTACCACCTACGTTAACGTGAGGTACTGGGTCTACCCAACTGCCACCTACTTTAGTTTTAATATTCAAACCAGATGTCTCCGTTAGCTCCTCCAGTTGGAGCATCAGTGTCTACGTAGATTGTACGACCAGTAGCTAAGGTGCCATTAACATTAACACCATTGACTCCCAAGGTGGGACTAGCAGCCATTACGTAAGCTGTGGTAGCTAAACGTGTACTGTTGTTGCCTACAGACTGCGTAGGGGCCGTAGGGGTGCCTGTAAGGGCAGGAGAGGCCGTAGGAGCCTTTGTTCCAATACTGGTAGTAATAGTAGTAGCGAAGCTAGGATCATCTCCTAGGGCCGCTGCAAGCTCGTTAAGGGTGTTCAACGTAGCAGGGGAAGAATCTATCAAGCTACTCACCGCAGTACTAACGAAGTCTGTAGTAGCAATAAGGGTACTAGAGTTACCTGCTGTTGGTGTAGGCGCTGTTGGTGACCCTGTAAGCGCAGGAGAGGCTAGAGGAGCCTTAGTGGCTATAGCAGTGTTAGCAGTTGTGATGTCAGTTTCGTTAGTTGCTGCACTTGAGGTCACGGAAGCAACACCAGCGGCTATAGCAGCCTGTGTGAAGGCCGTAGTAGCTAAACGAGTACTTGTGTCACTAGTTGACTGTGTAGGCGCTGTAGGGGCTCCTGTGAGGGCTGGTGAGGCTATAGGGGCCTTAGTGGCTACCACGGCATCAGTAGCTACAATGGAAGCTTCCGTAGCATCTATCGCAATACCATTAGCTAAAGCACTAGCGACAACAGAGGAAACACCAGCGACTATAGCAGCCTGTGTGAAGGACGTAGTGGCAATCTGAGTACTACTGCTTGCTGCGGTAGCTGTAGGGGCTACAGGTGTGCCTGTGAGAGAAGGGCTACTGGAGTCAGCTTTTGAGTTGACAGCAGAGGCAATAGCTGTGTACTCATCATCAATCTCAGTACCACTTACGGTCTTAAGGGGGTTACCTGTAGTCAGGGCATCCTTCGATGCGAAGTTTGTTGCTTTGATGTAATTAGACATAGTTAAAGTACCTTACCTTGTTTGGCATAGATTGATATTTTCTGAAGTGACATTGCAGTGCCATTGATGTCAGTAGTGAAACCTATCTGAATAATGTTACCTGCTCCTTGTGTTGGTGCTGATTGTTCGTTAACTAATACTGCGCCTGCATACTCAGAGGCACCATACTCAGCTACGCCATACTCAAAGACAGTACCTGCGGTTAGCATGAAGGTCTGTGAGAAGTAAATAGGGCTATACTCATAACCAACCTTAAGTGCAAAGGTCTGGCCTGTGGCTCCTACCGTAGTGGCTGATAGCTTCTTAACGATCTTGTTGATGTTAGGCATCTCTAAGTCAAAGAAGTTGCTGTAGTAGGCCATCTCATACTTCACACCATCATCTTGGTAACCCCTGTACTGTGCTATACCGTTAGGTTGTGCAAAGAAGAGATCTGACCCTAACGAGAGGAGACCCTTAGGTGTCAACTCAGGCCATACGGTTACCCTGTAGCTTCCGTCCTCTAGTGTCTGCCTAGTGTCAAAGCAAAAGGTCTGCTTGGTCGCTGGGAACGTAAGTAGGTAGAAAGCGTTAGTAGGTGAGTAAACTGACTTGACGTTAGCTAAGACTTCACCGTTGATAGCCTGAATCATATCATCACGGATATTCTTAGAGATATCTCGCATCGGCTGGGACTTCTCTTGTACAGTTCGGTTCAATGAACGTACACCTGTGTTACTCAGGAATAGAATATCTTCACCAGTGTTCTGTACTGAGTCACGAGCAATACAACCGACACCTTCGATTACTTCCACTAAGGTTAGGTTAGAAGTTGTCATACCACCTTGGAAGTTATCACCATCGCTATAGATGATAATGTTATCCTTACAGAAGATAATCAAGTTACCGTTGTGAGCACCTACCGCTACAATCTCATCCATACCTGACGTAAGCACACTAGAGATGTCTATGGAGCCTGAGGTGCCTGTAGAGAACTTAGTTCCATCAAGGACTGTAGTGAACCATACTGTAGTCTTGTTAGTCAACGTATCAGCAGCCCATAAGCGACCATAAGCCGCAAGTACTGTGTTAGCTTCAGGCCAACCAGATGTAGTATGAGCGTGTTCTGAGAATGCTTCAAACTCTGTACTACCTGACTCACAAGTAAACACTAGAGGCTCATTGCCTCGTTGAAAGAAGTAGTGATGGTCATTAAGTGTAGCTGTCTGCCAGTTGCCTTCAGTGATTGAGTCACCTGAGGCTAGTGTAGGAGCTATAGCAGTTAATGTTGAAGTGCCAGTGTAGAACGTAGTGTCATTCCACGATAAGCGAGTATCAGAACCAGTGATATCTTTAAAGTTAGATAAGCCCTTAAGGTTGACACCTGTGCTGCCTGTAGTTAGTGTCTGCCAGCCCTTACGTGAGCCTAGGCGACCATACTTGTCTATGATGCAGTTGTCTGCGTGTAGTGCGAAACCTTCCTGTAGCGTTACTCCAGATTCTTGGGTGTTTAGCCCGTAGAATGCTGGAGCAGCTATGGAGGCCGCTAGTAGTTGTTTAGCCATGAGTTACACCGCCTCCCAGATCAGTTCCTCAGGATGCTTACTTGCATCAATAGCGATAGCATCAGATAAGTAGTTATGAGCCATTGCTTTAGCTGACACAGATGACATACCACCATCCTCACCACGCTCCTCAAGAGCCATAGCGTAGGCTAAGGCCTGCACAGGCAACACAGGAACCTTGATGATGTCATCGTCATTAGCTACGTCAGGTGATCGTTTGATAATGTTAAAGAATAACTGATAAGCGCCATCAGGCTTAGGGTACAAGTCAATCTGTGTGTCACCAGCAGCGTTCAGACCGTTGAACACATAGTTCTGTGGTGAGCCTGTAGCTGGTGTCTGGTTTAGATACTGATTGTTGAACCAGTGTGCTGTCTGGTACTTCATGAAGGTGTTACTGGTATTGTTGATTACATCTAGTACTGTGGACTTGTCACCGAAGTCGTTAAGCACATAGTTGAATACATCAGCTTGTGTGTTGACCGTTAAGGTTTCCCGTAGGTTAGACCAGTTCCATGCACTCTCTACTGACTCTACGGCATCATGTACCAGTAAGCCTATGAGCTTGGAGTAGCTATTCTCGTCAATAGAATCAACCTCACGCTCCCTGAGGCGTATGAGTATGTTATTTACTGTCTGCTTATATGTTTTCATTTGTTTCCTTTACTCACTATTTCTTCCAAGTCTTAACTGCTTTCTCTACGCTACGCCCTACGACATAACCACCTAGGCCTATCTCAATCAAAGTCCACAAGTGGCTGTAGTCCTCAGGTGTCATGTTAGGAGATGAGTAACCTAAGAACTTAGCAATCACCATAGCCACGAAGGTGAGCATGGTGATTGGACGCCAACTAGCGGCTAACCAGTTTCCACTGACAGCCTCTGAGTTTACAATCTTAGCTTGGCCCTCGAAGATAGCTTGGTTGTACTTAGTAGCACTATCTACGGCTGAAGCCTGTATCTCAAGTAGCCTTGCTTTCTGTTCTAACTTCTCTTCATCTGAAGTGTGTAAGTTGTCTATCAGGTCAGCGGCAGGCTTAAAGATATCAGTGACCATACTTAGTACGCTAAATCCACTCATGTTACCCTCTCATCATAAAGGCTAGCCCTGTCACCAAGGCGGCTATTAGAAGACGAACAAACCATTCATTAGCACCGCTGGCCTTAACCACCACTGCAAGCTTTATGGCGTGTTCATCAATCACTTCACTATGTCTATTTAAACGAGTGTCCTGTGTATTGTTATGTAGAAGCAGACCGTCTATCTTGGTGTCTATCTCTACAAGTTTGATCATAGCATCAGCTAGTTTATCAATTTTAGCTTCCAGCCTGTCGAATCTAGCTGCGGATTCCATCTAGTGCTCCTTCTTAAGTTCGCCAGAGGTTTGCTTGAGAATTGTAATCTCAGTATCGTGACCATCAACTCTCCACTCTATCTTAGTGACTCTTTCGTTATAGTGGTCCATACCAGCCTCCATAGATAGTCCCTGTTGCTGGTTGTTTCATTAGTGGCTTAGAGATTGAAGGGGACTCAGTGGCTAAGGGCGTAAACCCCCAATCCCAACCAAGTCCAACTTCCTCTGAGGCCGTTACAATCCATTCTAAATCAAGCATCAGGCCCACCTAATCTTATACATAGGTTGACCACGCTTGTTTAGTCCGATAGGTGTAGCTCCCCAGACCACGGCATATTCGTTCATACGCGACTCAGTACTCGCTGTGTAGAAGTCCATCCCAACAAGGCCTAGCTCACCCACAACTTCACGGTGATAGCCCTTAGTGGCAAGCGCAATCTTCTCGTATATCCAAGACATGGAGGTGCTGCCATCTTCAGGACCACAGAGAAAGTAATCGGTGTTCCATATGCCATCTACCATACTTCCTGAGAAGGCTATGATGGAGACTGACTCAGCATTCTCTCTGAAACAAAGAACCTCATTGTCCATCATGTTAGCTCTCACAATGGGTTTCAGAAGGTACTTACCATCTAATATCCATTCACCCTCAGCAGTCTGCGTTAGTACATTAGGCAGCCATGTAGTTGCCGCCATATGTTGGACACTATGCTTCCATAGGTGCTCAAAATCATCGTTTGTTAGATACTCTATATTTGCAATCATGGTATAAACTCCAGTGCTTCAGTACCACCAACAGGGTCCATAATGCCCCTGAAAGTATTTGTGTATCTGCAATCATTGTAAGCAACTAACGGGGGTGTTCCTTGCGGACTATCCCACAAAGTCCATGTCCACACTTGCTCATCAGGGTCTATCGGGGCAGGATACGCAGGGTCAGTATACGATGCATAGTTAAAGTACCTACTGTTTGCATTATTAGACCCATTACCCATTGATGGATACCAACTGAAACCACCTAGCTGCATATCACTGAAGGGACATGTGCCGTTTATAGGTGCACCTTTTACAGTGACCCTCAGAGTACAAAGCTGCCCAATACATTCAATTTGTAATCCTGTTACGCTAGCTCCATTAAGTGCATCTGGGTAGCTGTTTGCTATACTACCCCCTCCCGGAATAACGTGATTTTCAGAGCCATTATTCCATATACCCTGTACGGTATAAGGGTCTGGTAGATATCCCCACCTCTCAATAGCTATTTTACCTTCATTCCAAGGGCCGAGTTTGAAGATAGTAATTGAGTTAGCTTCTTTCCAAATCATAGAACCGTTAAGGTTTACCTTCTTAACAATCCACTGGTTAAATGTGACATTATCCACATTACCTAAAGCAATTGATTGACTCATATTGCCTCCTTAAGTAGTGATGTTCAGGGTCGTACCTGACATAGAGAATGTTGCACCAACGGGACCTGTAGCACCTGTACCACCTTGAGAACCTGTATTACCAGTGTTGCCTTTAGCACCTACGGAACCTGTAGCTCCATTAGAGCCTGCGGCACCTACGGAACCTGTAGCTCCATTAGAGCCTGCGGCACCTGTGTTGCCTTTAGCACCTGTGGCACCTGTAGCTCCATTAGAGCCTGCGGAGCCTGTGTTGCCTTTAGCACCTACGGAACCTGTAGCTCCATTAGAGCCTGCGGCACCTGTGTTGCCTATGTTGCCCTTAGCTCCTGTAGCGCCATTAGAGCCTGCGGAGCCTGTGGCACCTGTAGCGCCATTAGAGCCTGCGGAGCCTGTGTTGCCTTTAGCACCTGTAGCGCCATTAGAGCCTGCGGAGCCCGTGGCACCTGTAGCTCCATTAGAGCCTGCGGAGCCTGTGTTGCCTTTAGCACCTGTGTTGCCTACAGGGCCTTGAGAGCCCGTGGCACCTGTGTTACCTTGAGGGCCTTGAGAACCCGTAGAGCCTGTATTACCCTGAGGCCCCTGAGCACCTGTAGCACCTGTGTCACCATCAACACCGATGCTACCATTAGAACCAGAAGGCCCTGTGGCTCCTGTAGGGCCCTGAGAGCCTGTGTTGCCTTTAGCTCCAGTGTTGCCTATGTTACCTTGGTCACCTTTAAGTTGTGTACGTACAGAGGCTGGTAGAGATGTTACGTTGCTGAGATCGTTCTTGGCAGCAGAGGTAGCCATCTTATCTGACTTAATGTTACCGTCTGACCCCATTAAGTCTGCAAACATCCTTGACTTACTTTTGGACATAGATTACTCCTCCATGGCTGATGATGCTTCGGATGCTGCGTTACGTTCTGCTGCTGACTGAATGCTAGCTGCTAATACCACTGCTTCTTTGTCTGCTGGGATCGAGGTGATCGTTGGATCATCCGTCATACGTTGGACTTCTGCTGCGTAGATTTCATCAATGGCAATGCGGCAACGATTGTG